CTGGACGCAAGAGATGGGCGACCAGATAGAAGTAAATATCACTTTTGCGGAGCCGCAAAACATAACGAGTCAGCTAGATAAGATAGAGATAGCAGAGAGAAAAGTTGAACTTGGAGTATGGTCACGAGCCGATGCGATTGCCTATCTTGAGAATATAACGATAGAAGAGGCAGAGAAGAGAGCTTTGTTGCTTGATGCTGAACAGAAGCCATTGGAGATTGCGGATGATAACTAATTCTGTCGAGGTCGATGGTTGCAAGATTTTTCAATTTCCTAAGGCTGGCAAGCCGACGGAGGAAGTTCTCGCCGGTCACTTAAAACGCGCCTTTGACGGTGGAAGATATATATTCGGGTATGTTACTGGCGATGGCGGTTACGCAACGGCTGTTGGCGAGGAACTAAACAGCATTGATATGAACTATCTAACGACGATCTTAAGTGAGCGAGCAAAGGAGCGAATAGAGTAATGGCTAAGATTGACAACCTAACTCTTGAAGTCGATGAAGTCTCACAATCGTTTAATGTCAGTGAGATTCTAGGTGTTGACGTTAGCGACAGACCCAGACTTATTGAAGAGTTTGGACAGGCTGTTATTGATCGCATTGTCGAGAGAACCGAGCAAGGCAAGGGAGTTGACGGCAAAAAGCTAAAAGCCCCTTACTCCAAGTCATACGTTGCGAGTGAGGAATTTAAAGAATACGGCAAGAGCAAGAATAAAATCAATATGACACTGACTGGTGGGATGCTGGAAGATTTGGACTTTGAGCAAAACGGAGATCAGATCAAAGTAAAGTTTTTCGACGAGACAGAAACTGCAAAAGCTTATAATCATAATGTTGGCGACACTCTGCCAAAGCGTCCTTTCTTCGGAATAAATAAGAACGAGTTGCGAGATATTGCGGCGATGTTCGACAGCGACTTAAAAGAAGAAGCTAGCAGCAAGAGAGCGACCAGTAGTGCTACTGACAGCCAGGACGTTATGACGGGTGGCGATATTGATTTAGATGCACTATTCGCAACAGAGCGGAAGAGTGGGCGAGAGATTTTTGAAGAGCTTTATGGTGATCTATTATGAAAGTGAAGGGAGCAGAAAAGGCGATAAGAGCAGCAATGAATAAGCGAATAACGGAGTTCAAGCGATCAAAAGACGAGGGCGAAAGGTCTGCAAAGATAATTCAAAACGAACTTCGAAAGACGTTAAGAGAGGGAGTATTGCCGAGTGGTGATAATTTTCCATCGTTGAAACAAAAGACAATCGAGAGGCGGCGGCAACTCGCAAAGGCAAATAAAACATCAAAGTATTATAAAGACAGTTTGTCTAACGCAACACTGACCGGCGACCTAGTGAGGAAGATTTTTGTTAAGTTTGTCGGTGGCAAGATGGAAATTTTCGGCAAGGGCAAACATATTAAATATAAGGGAGTCAGAGGAAAGAATATCAAGGGTAGCGATTCTTCAATTGCTGATATTATCGAGAGCTTTGCGTCGAGGGGTGCTAATTTGCTAGGAGTTCCCGACTCTGCAAAAATAAGAATTAAGAAACAATTCCTTCGCTTTTGGAGGAGAAAACGAGGCTAATTTGACTCAAATTATAGGAGCGTGTTATCATGAGTGAAGATCAAAAGGTTGTTACGCAACCGAACGACAATCCAACGGATGAAGTCGTAAACAATCAACCAGAAATTAAAGACCCTAATGCGGTACTAGCAAAGAACAAAGAGTTGCTAGGAAAGCTATCAAGCACAAAGACAGAGCTTGATGAATTGCGAGAGTTCAAGCGGAAGCAAGAAATTGAAGCCGAGGAACGAAAGGGCAATTATGATGGGGTTATCAAGCGGTTGAGAGAAGAGAACGAGGAGCTAAGAACCAGCAACAAGAAAGAAAAGGTTAGCCGAGTTTTTAGTGCTTATGAGACGCAGATAAAAGAGGCAGCAAGGGCGGAGGGTTGCGTCAATCCTGATAAGCTTTTGCGGCTAATGAGTACGGAGCAATTTAAAGAGATTCAACTAGACGACTCTTTAAACGCTAATAAGGACGATCTTAAGGCGGTCATGGCAAAGCTTAAGGCAGAACATGAGGACATAGGATTATTTAGAACGGCGGCTCCAAGAGTAAATACAGCCGGCGGTGGCTTCAGTACTGGCAACATAGAAAAGTCAGTTAAAGAAATGACAGCCGACGAAATTAGAGCAAGATTAAGAAGTAACTTTTAATATTAACAGCTAACAAAGGATTTAAAAAATGTCAGCAAACAACTTAACAGAAACAAAGAGCGAACTAATTGGTTCACTCGTGCAAAGAGAGCTAATCAATGCAGCTTCACTAACTCCATTCCTAGAGGACTTATCTTCTTTAGCAGTAAAGGGTGTTAGTTCAATTTCAATCCCTAAGCTATCTAGCTTCACTGTTCAGGACAGAGGATTCGGAAGTACTGCAACTGATAACACTCCATTAACAGACAGCAAGGACACCATCAATCTTAGCAACAATAAGATCGTTAAGTGGGGCTATGACGCAGCCGATGCAATGCAATCTAGCATTGACTATCAGATCAAAGCAGCCGAAAGAGCTTCCTCTGCTCATGGTAGAAATATCAACAGCGAGATTGTTTCATTATGGGAAGCTGTTGCTGGGCTTAACATCAACGGCGGTACTCCAGCGGATATCACAGCCGAAAATATCCTAACTTTTAGAAAGTTCTTGATGGATAATGGTGCTGATATGAGCCTAGTTAATTTCATCGTTGGAACTGACAGCGAGAAGGTTCTTTTAGGACTTCCAGAGTTTTCACGTTATGACGTTAGAGGCGGCGGAGCTGCTCCAATCGTTAATGGTACTATCGGTTCGGTTTATGGGATTCCAGTTATCGTTAACACTTCGATCAAAGATGGACAGGCTTTCATGGTTGAGAAATCTGGTTCTGCAATCGCTATTCAGAGAGCTGCCAAGTATGGCGAGCAATCCGATCTTGATTATGGAACTGATGGTAAAAAAGCCGTTGTCGATATGACTTACGGACTTGGTGGGCTACAACTTGGAGAGGCCGGAGTTGCTTCTACAGAGTCGCCGCTAATCTGTAAGCTAATTGACTAATGTCAGTTAACAGAAATAAATTAATACCTAGCTTCATTGAGGCACGCACTCCTAAAGGGTTGCGTGCTTTGATGATTCAAAACAATATCAAACAGCATGGTCACGTTGAATATTACAACGTCTATTCGTACAAAAACGACAAGGGCAAAAGCCGCCATATTGCTTGGTTCTATGTGATTCTCGATTCAAGTAATGCCAAGGAGATTTTGGATAATGTCGAAACTAAGTAGCTCGATCAACGACAGAGAATTTAAAAAGTTCGACCTAGATTTAGCAGGCGATACCGCTGTTAGAACAATAAGCGGTAAGACCTTTGCCGATATGTACGGAATTGTTGTTGCTGATGCTTCACGATTCGACAGGCAATTTGATTCCTCTTTTGTCGAGGTTAACCCGTTAAATAATTTTGAGGTTATTCATTTTTTTCAAGAGGGAGAGGAAAAGTTTAATTATGTTCTTGGCATGAACTCGGTCGGAAATATCGGTTTTGTGAGAGCTACAACCAATAAAGATATTAAAAGAGTTCTATTTGCTCAAGGCTCTGCAAGTGCTTATGACGATATAGAGAAGGGCATCGGAGTATTCTTTGCGGTCGGCGGTCGTGGAGTTGTCTTTACTATCATTCAAGATCATAGCGACTATTTCGAAATAAGGGACGGGAACACGCTTTACACTAATACACCAATCCCAGAAGGTGATTACAGAATAACAATAAAAGTCACTGGTGATGGCGGTCGAGAGTATGTCGATTCCTTCACCATTAATATTGGGCCGACTGCTCTTATCTCAAATATTAATCTTTCTAATCTGACCATCGAGGACTCATCAAGTGCTGGCGATATTGTCGGAGTCTTTTCGACTGTTGGTGGCGAAAAGCCAATAACTTACACAATAGAGTCGCAAACTAAGGGCGGTGTTGACGTGGACATATTCGAGATTGACGACGACAAGCTGATCACCAAAGACAATGTTGGAAATATTGGCGACCAATACGATATATATATTACAGCCGAGGATGCTAGAGTCGGACTGCCCGACGGTGCAAGAACTAGAACGCAAGAATTTATCATTGATGTTGTTGAGGATACTTTTATAAATAGTGACTCGCTGATTTTTAATGGAATAGATGAGCTGCTATTTATCGAACACAATAATTCTTTTGATGTTGGCCAGAAAATGACCTTTTCAGCGTGGATAAATACAGACGCAACAGACGCAGCCAGATATATCGCCACTAAGTTTAGAGAGGCAGGGCACAGAGCTTGGGGCATGAGAGTCAACAATGGTGGCACTCTGTCGGTTATCTTTTCAGAGACAGGGGTTGCAACAGATACCACCACTTCGGTTTCAACTGTCATAGTGGGACAATGGACTCACGTTGCCTTTGTATTCGATGGCACACTTGCACAACCGAAGATGAGAATTTATATAGACTCGGTTTTGGATATTAACGAAGATACTGCTCTAACGGCGATCAAGAATAACATCGATGTTGATTTTATTATAGGGGCTTTAGGTGCGGCGGACCCCACGAGAGCAACAAACTATTTCGATGGAAAGATTGACGAAGTGGCGATCTATAACGAGGCTCTAACAATCGCACAAATCGAAGAGATTTATAATAATGGTTCTCCTAAGAATCTCAATCAACTGACAAGTGCTGCTGATGGTGTTTCGTGGTGGAGAATGGGCGACGATTTCGCATCAGGAACACAGCCAGATAGTTTCGGAGACAACGATCTGTCTGACGAGAATATGAACTCGGGCAATATTTCAACGGACGTGCCATCATGATTAGTTATGTAATTGTTGACGAAATGTATTTTAGTGAAGCTATGAGCGACAGCCCTAGGCACTTGCCCAATGGTCAAAAGCTAATCAGAGTCACAGCCGACAATGTGCAATTTTTCCCCGATCACCTTAAGTATGCCGAGAGTGATTTATGCTGCATTGATCTGGATAGACCGGAGCGACTCCAAGAATACAAGCCCAACG